GGATTTGGATTTTATGGATATGGGCTTATACATCTTATTGGAGGCTACGCTCGTAGCGCTACTACTATTATTCGCCAACTTGTCGACGCGGGGACACTCAGCAATTTACCGGGCGGCCTCAAAGCAAGAGGCTTACGGGTTAAAGGAGACGACACCCCAATTAGCCCCGGAGAGTTTAGAGATGTAGATGTTCCATCTGGCACAATCAAAGACAACATTATGTTGCTGCCGTACAAAGAACCTAGCCAGACTCTTATGGGACTTTTTAACACAATCGTACAAGAAGGTCGTTCTTTTGTATCTGCTGGGGACCTTCAAGTATCCGACATGGGCGGTAATGCGCCTGTTGGAACTACCTTGGCTATCCTTGAGCGTACTCTTAAAGTAATGTCTGCAATCCAAGCTCGTCTACATTACTCAATGAAGGTAGAGTTTAAACTGCTTAAAACCATTATTGCCGATTACACAGACGAGGACTATGAGTATGACCCAGAAGAGGGTTCGCCAGCAGCGAAAAAAGGCGACTATGACGACGTGGAAGTATTGCCGGTATCTGACCCCAATGCAAGTACAATGGCGCAAAAGATTGTTCAATACCAAGCAGTTCTTCAATTGGCTCAGCAGGCCCCGCAGTTATACAACTTGCCGCTCTTACATCGTCAAATGATTGAAGTATTAGGCATTAAAAACGCCCAAAAGCTTGTACCAATGGCCGATGACCAGAAACCTGCAGACCCAGTAACTGAAAATCAAAATGTTCTAATGATGAAACCAGTTAAGGCTTTCTCTTATCAAGACCACGAGGCTCATATTGCTGTTCACATGGCTGCTATGCAAGACCCTAAAATTTTACAACTTTTGGCAAACAACCCATTAGCACCACAACTACAATCAGCAATGATGGCCCACGTAAATGAACATATTGGGTTCCAATACCGCATTAATATTGAACAACAAATGGGCACAAATTTACCTGCTCAAAAAATGGGCGATGGGTATGAGGAAGAAGATGTCAATATGACTCCAGAGCAAGAAGCTCAAATGGCTCCATTAATTGCCCAAGCAGCACAGAAACTATTGGCTCAGAGTCAGATGCAGGCTAAGCAGCAACAGGCTCAGCAGCAAGCCCAAGACCCAATCATTCAGATGCAGATGCAAGAGTTACAACTTAAAGCGCAAGAGCAACAACGCAAATCTCAGAAAGACCAACAGGATTTCCAGATTAAACAGCAACAAATGCAGATTGAACAAGAGCGTATCCAGTCACAAGCTAAAATTGCTGCCGGCCAAATTGTTGCCCAGTCTGGTATGAACCAAGCTAAGCTTAAAGCTCAGAGTCTTCAAAAGGGTGGAGAACTTGGTATGCAAGCGCTAATGGCTCAAATGCAACAAGGGCATGAAGACAAAAAACAAACTAAAGACCATGTTAATCAGCAAGTAACATCGAATAAACAACAAAATAAAAAGGAAACTAAATAGTGACCGAGTATGACTACCTAGTGAGTGAGCTTGAAAAGCTCATAGAGGCTAGAGCACAATCCGTTGCCGCAGGCAATTGCCAGAATTTAGAAGAGTATCGAAACACAACAGGGATTATCCGTGGTCTTGCCCTTGCTGTGGATTTAATAAAAGACCGCGTGCAAAAACTAGAGGAATCAGATGAGTGAAATTATCATTAGTGACGCTTTAGGGAATTTATCCAAACTCCCAGAGAAAGTCGAAGATAAAGCAACACAACTTCCAAAAGCTGCTGGCTACCATATTTTATGTATGGTTCCACAAGTTGAAGAAGAGTATGACAGCGGCTTGATTAAATCAGCCCAAACACAACAGTACGAGGAAGTTTTAACCCCTGTATTGTTTGTTATGGATGTTGGTCCTGACGCTTATGCCGATAAAGAAAGGTTCCCTAGTGGACCCCTCTGTAAGGTTGGTGACTTTGTATTGATTCGTCCTAGTTCTGGTTCACGCCTTAAGATTCATGGCCGTGAGTTCCGAATTATTAATGATGATTCAGTTGAAGCCGTAGTTCAAGACCCCCGCGGGATTACGCGTGCATAAGGAGATTTAAATGGCAACAGAAGAATTTGGTGCCGTAACTTTTGGTAAGGGCGGTAAAGTTATTCCTCTTAGTGAGGATAATGCTACCTATGAGTTCCCTGACGAAGTTGAGGCCAAACAAGAAGCAGAAGTAAAAGCTAAAGCAGTGCCTGAAGTAGATATTGAAATTGTTGACGATACTCCGGACGAAGACAAAGGCCGTGAGCCAATGGATGTCGCCCCAGAAGATGTTGATGATGACGAACTAGGTGAATATGACAAAAAGGTACAGAAAAGACTAAAGAAATTTAGTAAAGGCTACCATGATGAGCGTCGTGCTAAAGAAGAAGCTATTAGGATGCGTGAAGAAGCAATTCGCGCAGCCCAATATATGGCAGATGAAAATCGCAAGCTACAATCTCAGCTGCACGAAGGTAGCAAAATTTTTATCGAGCAAGGTAAATCTGGAGCAGAAGCTGAACTTAGTATGGCTAAAAAAGCCTACAAAGAAGCCTATGACACAGGTGATTCTGATGCTTTGGTTGAAGCACAGTTAAAAATTGCTGAGGCAACACTAAGATTAGATAAAGCACAAAACTTACGCCCTATAGAAGTTAGAGATAACCAATATCAGGTACCGCAAAGTACTCCGGAAGCTCCAGCACAAGACCCAAAACTTACCAAATGGCTAGATGAAAACCCTTGGTATGGTGGCGATTCTTCTGAAGAAGATGAAATGACAGGGTTAGCAATTACTAAACATAACCAACTTGCAAGAGAATTTGGTGAAAAATATGTTGGTACTGATGACTATTACGAAAAAATTAATGTTACAATTCGGAAAAGGTTCCCTGACCATTTTCAGGAGCAAGAAAATACAGAAGAAGTAGAAGCAAAAACCCCGGTTAAAACCCGTGCAAAACCCGCTGCAAGTGTTGTAGCTCCCGCTACTCGCTCAGTTGCCCCAAAGAAAATACAACTTACGCCTACTCAGGTACAGATTGCTAAGCGCTTAGGTGTGCCTCTAGAACTGTATGCCAAGAAGGTTGCCGAACAAATGAATGGAGAAAGAACATGACCAAACTTACACGCGAATTAGATTCCCGCGAATCAGAAGCAAGACCAGTAGCTGAGTGGGCCCCCCCACAGTTATTGCCAACGCCAGATACGCGTCCAGGATGGTCACATCGTTGGGTAAGAACATCTACTATGGGTTCATCCGACCCAATGAATGTCTCCGCTAAGCGTAGGGAAGGTTTTGAGCCTGTTAAGGCTGAGGATTACCCGGAACTTATGAGCCACGCGTCCGTTGATGGGCAGTTTAAGGGTTCAATCGAAATTGGTGGTTTAGTTTTATGCCGTGCCCCAGAAGAATTTATGAAACAGCGCGCTGCTCACTACGAGAAGTTAGCTGCAGGTCAGATGGAGTCGGTAGATAATAACTTCTTGTCGCAGAATGACCCACGTATGCCTTTGTTTAAAGACAGAGCTACTAAAGTTACTTTCGGTAAGGGAAGTTAATTTTAATTTAATTTAAGGAGCCTCTTATGAGCACAGTAGCAGCCCCCTACGGGCTAAAGCCGATTAGCTTAATCGGCGGTCAATCCTTTACTGGCGGAACAATCCGTGAGTATTTGATGACCACAAACACAGCGACTGCCATTTATTCTGGCGATTTGGTCGCTTTAGGCGTTTCAGCAGCCGGTCAACCTACTGCACTAACAGCTACCCCTACTACCAGCACTGTTGGTTTAGTTGGTGTTTGCGTTGGTGTACGTTATCAGTTGCCAGGTCAACAATTGGGTTACCCACTCTATGCACAGTATTTACCAGCTAACGCTGTAACTGCTGGCTATACCAACATTTTTGTTCGTGTTGTAGAAGACCCAGACCAGTTGTATCAAGTTCAATCCCAAGGTTCCGTAGGTTACGGTTCTATTGGTAAGACTGCTGCATTGGCAAACTTTGGTGGTAGCGCAACTACAGGCAATTCTACAATCGCTCTGTCTAGTTCTATTGCTAATACATCCGCGTTGGCTGTTAAGATTGTTGACTTGGTTAACTCCAGCTCCACATTCGGCGGCAACTTCCCTTCAAACCCAGGTGATGCTTATACTGACTGTATCGTTAAATTAAATTTTGGCGTACATTCATATTATCAATCTGCCGGTACAACTAACTAATAAAGGAGCTATAACATGGCTATTTCACGTTCACAACTCCTAAAAGAGTTACTTCCCGGATTGAACGCATTGTTCGGATTAGAATACGCACGCTACGGCGAAGAGCACAAAGAGATTTACGAAACTGAATCTTCTGAGCGTTCTTTCGAAGAAGAAACCAAGTTGTCAGGTTTCTCTGCAGCCCCAGTTAAAAACGAAGGCGGCGCTATCTCTTACGATAATGCACAAGAAGCATGGTCTACACGATATTCACACGAAACTATTGCTTTAGGTTTCTCAATCACTGAAGAAGCGATTGAAGATAACTTGTACGACAGCTTGTCTGCTCGTTACACTAAAGCTTTGGCTCGTGCTATGTCTTACACCAAGCAAGTTAAAGCAGCTTCTGTATTGAACAACGGTTTCAACACTGGTGGTTCATACAACGGCGGCGACGGCGTATCTTTGTTTAACGTATCTCACCCATTGGTTTCTGGTGGTACTAACAGCAATACTGCTGCTACTCCTGCTGACTTAAACGAAACTTCTTTGGAAGCTGCTGTTATTCAAATCGCTGCTTGGACAGATGAGCGCGGCTTGCTTATCGCTGCTAAGCCTAAGAAATTGGTTGTTCCACCATCATTGATGTTCGTTGCTACTCGTTTACTTGAAACTAAGTTACGTGTTGGTACAAACAACAACGATATCAGCGCAATCAACAACAACGGCACAATCCCTGAAGGTTACACAGTTAACCACTTCTTGACCGATACAAACGCATGGTTCTTAACCACTGACGTTCCAAACGGCCTGAAGCATTTCGAGCGTACACCACTCCAGAATTCTATGGACGGTGACTTTGATACAGGTAACGTACGTTACAAATCCCGCGAGCGTTACAGCTTCGGTTGGTCTGACCCACTAGGTATGTGGGGCTCTTCTGGTTCGTTCTAATCCAGAACTTACCTAATAAAAAACCCTGCTCAAAAGGCGGGGTTTTTTTCTTTATAAAGATGTTGTATTTTTAAAAAATAGTGTAAACTACGGCTATCTGGGTAATTTACCGTACTTGACTGCCCCAGCAGACGATGCAACGATTTGTACGGTTAACTTTTGCATAGGAAATATATCATGGCACGCGCAACTTTTGAAGGTCCAGTTTTAGCTGGAGATGTACGTTTTGGCCCACTACGTAACGTAGGTTCGGCTCGTTTATCACAACAAGCCCTTGTTGACTACTCTGTAACTACAGGTAATGGCACTACAGGATATCCTGGTGCAGCGCAACAATTTGTTAACGGCAACCAGATGTCTTCTGATGCTAACGTAAATGCTACTGTTTATACCCCATCTTCTTCTGTATTTCCATCCGCAGTAGCTTCTATACCTGCTGATTCTGGTACAAATATTTACCGTGGCGCTGTAATGTACCTTCCAACCGGCGTACAAATTGAGTCAATTGTGGTTGACTATTTAACAGCAATTACTGTTGGTAATGCTAGTTTAAGCGCAGTTAATATCTATGTTTCTAATGGCTACACAGCTGCTGCAGGTACACCAACTTACGCTACCATAGCTTTAGGTACAACAACTGTAGGCACTGTAGGTCGTCAAACATCTACCTATTCTGCGACTAACTTGCTTAATATGGCTGCTACATCAACTGATATTCTTCAGTCTAACGGTACTAACTTGTCACAAGTTGTATTTACATTGTCTATTGTTGGCGTTACGCTTACTACTTTGACTGCTGGTAAGTTTAATCTTGACGTTAATTACGTACAAGCTGATGGTACATTAGGTACTAAAACTGTATATCCATTTGGCAATGCTGGCTAATTAATCCCGGGGGGTTTCGGCCCCCTATTTACAACTTAGGAGATTAATTATGACAATGCAATATGACGTAAAGGGCTCGCATTTTAGCGGTTCAGGTTTAGCAGTATCTGGTCGTACGCGCCTTAAAAATTTGGTTTATCTTGGTACTGGAACTGCTGGCAGTATTGATATTTTTGATACTGTAACTGCGCCTGTAACTACAGCTACTTACGCTCGTTCCGGAACAACTGTTACTGTAACTTCAACGGGTCACGGTTTAACTACTGGGCAAAATATTGGTATTACTTATGCTGCCGCTTCCGGGGTTTCTGCTGTTGCTGGAAACTATGTAATTACAGTTACTGGTGCTAATACATTTACCATTACAGATATTAATTCTGGAACTATTGCGGCTAGTACTGCCTGCGTTTATTCAACTGGTAAATATTTACTTAGCTATAATACAACTACTGGCGTACAACCATTCCAGGTTATTCTGCCTGGTGAAGGTGTTTTAGCACAAACTGGTATTTATATTGTTGTAACTAATATAGTATTTCAAACAGTTCATTATGGCTAAAAAAACCCCATCTCTCGCAGTTGGGCGTGGTGAGAAACTTCCAGCCTCAAAAGGGGCTGGCCTCACTGCTAAAGGCCGCGCTAAATATAATGCAGCAACAGGTAGTAATCTAAAAGCTCCTCAACCTGAAGGCGGACCGCGCAAGAAGTCTTTTTGTGCCCGTATGTCTGGTATGCCGGGTCCGATGAAAGACGAAAACGGCAAGCCTACTCGCAAAGCTGCCAGTTTAAAACGCTGGAAATGTTAAAATGATTTTAGACGACCAAACAAGACTAGAGCTAATACAGCTCGTAAAAACCGCTGTTAACGAAGCTGTTGAGTCTCATCCACTAAGCCCTGATGAAATACATTGGGTACGTATGGCTATTCAAGCAGAAGCTGAACGTGCTGAGTTACGCAAAGCTATTATTAATAAATCATTAGCTGGTTTAATGTGGATTTGCATTGTTGCAGCTGGTGGTTGGTTTACAGATTTCTTTATGAGCCATTGGAAATAAAATGCCAAGCAAATCTCAAAAGCAACACAACTTTATGGAAATGATTGCTAACAACCCAAAAATGGCTAAAAAAGTTGGTGTGCCTCAATCTGTTGGCAAAGACTTTGAAGCCGCCGATAAAGGCAAGAAGTTTGGTACTGGCGGCAATGTTAATTATTCTTTTGGTGGAAAAAACCAAGTTAATAAACAACGTACTCGCGGGGGTAGTATTGATGGATACCAAAAAGATGTACCAGATGTAAATAATAATAAGTACGCAGGTATGAAAGCTGGTGGATTACCTGCTGCTATTAATAAACAAAAAACCCACCATACAGATGGTGGAGTACCCAATTTTGCAAACAAAGCATTTAAAGGAGGCGGTATGGCTAAGAGTGATATGAAAGAAGATACAAAGATGGATAAAGCTCAAGACAAAGCAATGATTAAAAAAGCATTTAAAGAGCATGATGCCCAAGAACATAAAGGCGGTAAAGGCACTAAGCTAACCCTTAAAAGCGGTGGCATGTGCAGCGGTGGCAAGACTATGAAAAAAATGTCTAAAGGTGGTGGCATTGAAGTTAAAGGTAAAACCCGCGGAAAGATGTGCTAATGAAATCCTCTCGTGGAATGGGCGCTGTAATGCCCAGTAAACTTCCTAAAGCTTCTAAATCTGCTGTTCTTGCTAAAGGTGGTAAAGTTGGTTTATATGAAAATATTCATAAAAAACAAGCACGTATTGCAGCTGGCTCTGGTGAAAAAATGCGCTCTGTTGGAGCTAAAGGTGCGCCTACTAAAGCGGACTTGATTAAATCTGCTAAGACTGCGAAAAAATAAATGACAACTTCTGGTACCTCATCGTTTAATTTAGATTTAAATGATTTAGTCGAAGAGGCTTTTGAGCGTTGCGGTGCAGAGCTTCGTACTGGCTATGATTTGCGCACTGCACGTCGTTCTTTAAACTTGCTTACCATTGAATGGGCAAATCGTGGCATTAATATGTGGACGATTGAGCAAGGTAGTATTGATTTAATTCAAGGCGTAAATACTTATGACTTACCTATTGACACAATTGACTTGTTGGAACAGCAAATTCGTACTAATTCTGGGCAACAAAATAATCAAACCGATATCACCATCAGTCGCATCAGTGTATCTACCTACTCTACAATACCTAATAAACTAGCTCAGGGTCGCCCTATTCAAGTTTGGATTCAACGTATGTCTGGGGCTAAATACCCATTACCAGGACCAAATGGCACAGATTCAGTTACAGGGATTGATGCCCCTAAAGTTACAGTTTGGCCTACTCCAGACCAAGGTACAGCGTTAAACCCTTATTATAAATTTATCTACTGGCGGTTGCGCCGCATCCAAGATGCGGGTGGCGGTGTGAATACCCAGGATATACCGTTCCGTTTTGTTAACTGCTTGGTAGCTGGACTGGCTTACTATTTGTCTATGAAGCTACCTAATATGGACATGCAACGCGCAGTGGCTCTTAA